AAGATTTTGAAAAAGAACTTCCAAAATTCATGGCAAATGTAATGAGGAAATATTCTTGTGATTCTTGTAGAACTTCTCTTAATGCGGATAATGATATAAACCATACTGGAGAAGAATGCCCAGTATGTCATAAAGGTAAATTGATTAGATTAGTTGATATTGATATAGAAAAAAATATGGCAAGAATAAGGTCATATACAAAAAAGCAATAATATGGATCAAAATAATTTTACCAAAATAAATGATGAGTTTGTAATGAAGAACGAACCAATAATTCGTTCTTCATTGAATCAATTTAAAAAAATAGATAACTATGAAGATGTATTACAAGAAGCTAGAATATGGTCAATGGAAGCAAAAGTATCATGGAATAAGAAAAAATCAAAATGGTCTACCTATTTATATAATTATGTCTCATGGAAATATAGGAATTATGCAAAAAAAGAAAAGACAAAAGGTCGGGATCCCAAAAAATATGGTATACAGGAAATAGAATTTGACGATATTAAAGACGCTATTCACGATAGTGTATTTGAAATAAAAATAGATGAAAGGATATTTTGCAATTCTATTTTAGATATGATAGAGAATAAAAAAAATAGAGATATAGTAAAATTACATTTAATGGGATTTACATATAAGGCAATAGGCGAAAAATACGATGTATCCCATACCACAATAAACACTATTTATTTAAGGGAAATAAATGATCTTAAAGAAAAAATGAAGGAGATAAAATGAAAGTATATATATCAGGCCCAATGACTGGAATAGAAGATTTAACAGAGATTCATGAATTATGAAATTAACTATCGATCTAAAAGAAAGAGCTGATAGCACGGTAGAAATAAATATTTTCAAAGAAGAAGGAAATTATACAGATATCGAAGATTCTGTTTCTGAAGAATTAATAGAAGTAATTTCTTATTATATTAATGGTCCTGATATAGACGAAGCCATTGATTCTATAACAACTTCGATGAAAAATCAAAATGACGTATAAAATATAAGAATATTCTAATAATATCCTTCTAAATGAATATATAGTTAATTGTTTAGATTTCGATACTGCAAAACAAAAAATCAAAGATATATTATCTAAATTAGATACTATGTATTATTTGCTAGAAGATTCAGATTCAATATTAAAGTATCTATTATTTGATAAAACCTATATAATAACTGATACCCCGCTTTATTTTCCTGAAGAAAATCTTTATAATAATAAGTATGAATACAAAGAAAAAAGACGTTAAAAAAGCTTTAACAAAAGAACCATTAAAAAAAGACGGTAGAGGAAATCCTAAGTACCAACCATGGATGGATAATGTTGCTAAAGCCCTTGCAAAAGAAGGACGAAAAGATTCATATATTTATAAAGTATTAGGAATATGTGAAGCATCAGGAATTAAATATAAAAAAGAACATCCAAGTTTCCGTAAAGCGATGGAAGATGGATTTGCAGAACCAATTAAAATAGTAGAGAATAACCTATTCAAATTAGCAAGTGGATATTCAGTAAAAGGTAGAGAAAAGCTATTTGTAGTAAGTGATGGAGGGCAATTAGGAAGTCATGTTGAAAGGGTAGATGTGGTCGAACATTATGAACCAAACCTAAGAGCAATTGAATATTTCTTAAATAATAAAAAGCCTAGAAAAACTAATCCATTAGATGGTTATGGTGAAATGTTAGAGATTACTGGCAAAATGGAATACAAAGTTATTCCTGATGAAATATTAGAGGATAAGGAGTAAATTATGGGTGGACCAGGGAGTGGAAGGAAGAAAGGTGGAATAATCGGTCCCGGTAGAAAGAAAGGGCAGCAAGTATCATTAGCCGAATATTCTAAAATAAATAGTAGAAAGTTTATGAAACCAAAAGATATTTGAAAAAATCAGGGCAATAAATGTCTGATATAGCTTCGCCTACAATCGATCTTCGCGGCTTTGCAAGAAACATTAATGAGAAGTTTATTCCATTAATAAAAGACCGCCATCCTTTGCAGGTAGTTGTAGGTGGAGCTAATAGTTCCAAAAGTTATAGTTATGCAGAAAAGATTATATATCATACTATTAGGGAAAAGTATTTTAGATGTTTAGCAGTAAGAAAAGTAAAAAAAGATGTAAAGCACTCTATCTATGATCAATTGCGAGAAGTATTAAATAGATATAAGTTAGAAAGCTATTTTACTTATAATAATACAGAATCCAATATTGTTTGCAAAGTAAACGGAAATGATATTTTAGGTGCAGGACTAGATGATGCAAACAAATTGAAATCATTTACTAATCCTACCTTTTTTTGGGCAGAAGAAGCTGATCAAATGACTCCTGATGATATTGAGCAATTATCTTTACGGCTTCGTGGCCCTGATTATTGTTTCTTTCAAGGCGGACTTACATTAAATCCAATTAATGCCCAACATTGGATTAAACTAAAATATTTTGATCATAAAAATCCAAAGTGGATAACTCATCATTCTACATATAAAGATAATAAATTTCTTTCACCTAAGATTATTCAGCGAATGGAAGCTATTACTGATCCTTATTATATTGATGTATACGTAAAAGGTAATTGGGGCATATTTACAAATGGCGTATTTTCTAATTATATTATCGAGGATTTTGATTATACAGAAAATGATCTTGAAAATGTTTGTTATGGAATGGACTTTGGATTTACTCATGCTCAAGCAATAGAATGTGTAGGATTTAAAGATGGAGAAATATATGTATTCGATGAACTATGGGAAAAAGGAAAAACTAATTCTCAATTCATCGAAGATGCATTAGAATATTTTGGTGAGAAATTATACGAAATGAGAATGACTGCAGATAGCGCTGATCCTGATAAAATAGTAGAATGGAATGAAAAAGGATTCAAAGTAGATCCAGCTAAAAAGGGACCAGGATCATTACGATTTGGAATTGAATTTCTTATTTCTAAAAAGATACATATACATGAAAAAAAATGTAGTAATCTAGCAAAAGAAATTCAGCAATTTAGACGTAAAGAAGATAAGAGCGGGAATGTGACTGAAGATTTTATAGAAGTAAATGACGATGCAATTGCCGCCACTAGATATGCTACTGAATATATTTGGTCAAATCAAATTGCGACATTTGATAGTTCTGGTGATGGATGGTCTTTGGGTGATTTGGGATTATAGTATATTGTCTAGGATCGATTTGTTTTGGGCGAGGGTGTTTATATACGGATTCTTGTAGAAAACGCCATGTTGATAAGATTTATACGGTTTTAGCGAAGAATAACAAGGAGATTAACATGGGTGGACCAGGATCAGGAAGAAAAAGGGGCAGTAAAAATAGTAATACCAAAACAAGCAAGATCATTCAAACTACCGCAGGAAAACAAAAAATAAAAGGTAGAACTTTAAATGATGGTTCTTTTCAAGTAAGTAGATTTCCCAATGCTAAAAAGAAAGGATAATTAAATGTCATTAACTAAAAAAGGAAAGACAGTTAAAAAGGTATTTGAGAAAGAATATGGGAAAGAAAAAGGTGAAGAAATATTTTATGCAACTGAAAACAAAAGAAAAATGAAAAGCCTAGTAAAGAAAACTCCGAAGAAGGCGAAAAAGAAATGATTAGTACAACGGGGACAAGCATCGAAAGTTATTTGAATTGGGCAAAAAGTGAAATAGAAAAGAAGCATTATGGTGAAGTGAGTTTGAAATTTGTCATTTGCAATAACCAAGTTGTAGACGTATCTAAAGGTTCTATTGATAATGAGCATTTTCAATTAAAGAAAAAAGGAGAATAATATGGGTGGACCAGGAAGCGGAAGAAGGAAAGGATCAGGTGGAAGGGTTCTAGAAGTAAAATAATGGGGCCTCCAAAACGCTTAATGAATAAAAAACCTCACGATCCCTATAATCAAAAAATGTTAAAAATGAGTAAATCAGATTGGAAAAAATTAGACGCTAATAATAGAAGGACAGGAAGATATTAAATGCCATTATCGAAGTTAGAACAGCAAGCATTAAATTCTCTTTTATCAAGGGAAGCAAAATACTCAAAACAAATACAAAAACAATTGCTTCTAGCTCTAACTTCGATGTATGGCGAAATGAAAAAGATTTACAATAAGTTTTCTATTAACGGGAAATTGACCAAAGCTGAAATGACTAAGTATAATAAATATAGCACAATGGAAAAGCAAATATTAATGCAATTAGATCCAGCATTGAAAGCAAATGTAAAAACAATTTCCAAATTATTACCAGAACAATTTAATGAGAGCTTTTTTCAATATGCATGGGCAATAGATCAAGAAACAGGATTGCGTTTATCATGGGGATTAGTAAATACCAAAACATTATTAGGCGCTTTTGACATTACTAATCCTAAAAATATTGAATTGATGGAAGCATTAAAAAATTATGGGCCAAGTGCAAAGAAAAGAATTCGATCAGCTTTATTAAATGGATTAAGCCAAGGAAAATCATATTCGCAAATGGCAAGCGATTTAGATAAATCTATGAAGAAAATTTATTCAAGTGCTATGACGATAGTTAGAACAGAAGGACAAACCGCTATTAATGCTGGACAGACATTAGCATATTCAAGAGCACAAGAAAATGGTGTTAATGGGAACGAAATATGGGCATCAGCAAAAGATAATAGAACTAGAGAAGATCATAGGAATGCAGACGGGATAAGTAGAAATAAGGAAGGATTTTTTATTGTTGGCGGGGAGCAAGCACAGTATCCAGGTGATCCATCATTAAGCGCAGAAAATAGAATTAATTGTAGGTGCTCCACTAGATTTGAAATTGAAGGATACAGCCCGCAATTAATGAGAACTAGAGAAGAAGGAATTCTCCCATTTCAAAATTATAATGATTATGCAAAACAATACCATCCAGAATGGCTTAAAATAGTTAAAGAAAAATAAAGGAGAAATATATGAACAGCAAAATTGATTGTATTAACATAAAAAAGCCAAATTGTGAATTCTATGATAGTGATAGATTATGCCCTGATAATTGTGAGGGATATAAAACATTGGTCATTCCTATTGAAATAAAAGAACCGATAAAAGTAGAAGAGAAAACTTTTTTCAAGAAAGGTAAATAAAATGGTAATTCAAAAAACGATGAAGAAGATATTGACCAATGAAGATATACTAAAATATATTGCTGAGAATG